AAAAGAAGATGACGAAGATGAAGATGAAATGAAAGAAGACTTCGACATTGATAAAGATGTCGAGGCTCTTGTAGGTGGCGAAGATCTTTCCGAAGAATTCAAAGAAAAGGCCAAGACCATCTTTGAAGCCGCACTTCGTTCTAAAGTCTCCGAGATCAAAGAATCTCTAGAAGAGAGCTATACCCAGGCTCTTCAAGAAGAAGTTCAGGCTATTGCCGAAGAACTACAGGAACGTGCTGATTCCTACCTAGAATATGTTGCAGACGAGTGGATGCATGAGAATCAGCTAGTAATCACTCGCGGAATCAAGGAAGAACTCACCGAGTCATTCCTTGTCAATCTCAAGAATCTTTTTGAGCAACATTATGTGTCCATGCCTGATGAGAAATATGATGTTCTTGAGAACATGGTGACTAAACTAGATGAAATGGAAGATAAACTCAACGAGCAAATTGAGAAAAATATTCAACTTAGCAAGCGTCTCTGTGAGGCTGTTGCTGATGGAATCTTTGATGATGTTGCTGAGGGCCTAGCCGAAACTCAGAAAGAAAAGCTCGCTTCACTTGCCGAAAGTGTTGAGTTTGAAGGTGAAGATCTTTATCGTGAAAAACTAGAGACTCTACGGGAATCTTATTTCCCCGCGAATTATGTCTCTCCAATCGCTCACTCTGAAGTACTAACCGAAGATACCGAATTTGTTGCACCTGAGTCTTACTCAAATTCAATGGATCGTTATCTCAGAATGGCTTCAATGATAGCTAAAAATTGATTTCAATATTTAAATCAAACCCAAACTTTTAAACTCTAAAGAGGTAAACGCAAAATGCTTCAACTTAACGAAAGCCAATTGCAGGAAAAGTGGGCTCCGCTTCTGAACTTTGACGGCCTTGATCCCATCAAGGATGCTCATCGCAGAAAGATCACCGCTATCCTGCTAGAAAACGCCGAACATGATCTTCGGGAAACCAATTCTTTCAACAATGGACTTCTTCTAGAAAGTCCTACTATTGCTAATGCCCCTGGTGCATCTGGTGGTTTTAGCGGCTCAGCCGATGCTGCTGGTCCAGTAGCCGGTTTTGACCCAATTCTAATCAGCATGATTCGTCGTGCTATGCCTAATCTTGTGGCCTATGATCTGGCTGGTGTACAGCCCATGACTGGCCCTACTGGTCTAATCTTCGCCATGCGCTCTCGCTATGAAGGCCAAAGTGGTGATGAGACCTTCTTCGATGAAGTAGACACCTCATTCTCTGCTCAAAACAGTGGTCGTAGCCTGACTGCCGGTATCACCTCTGCCATCTCTGGTATGGGTACTACTGCTGGTCAACTTGGCACCAATCCTGGTCTACTTAACCCAACCGGTTCAGCCAATCAGGCTGCATATAACCTAGGTCAGGGTATGGTAACCGGTGATGCTGAGAATCTTGGCAATGGTGATAATAATCAGTTCAACGAAATGAGCTTCTCGATTGAGAAAGTTCTTGTTGAGGCTAAGAGCCGCGCTCTCCGGGCTCAGTACACTCTAGAAATGGCCCAGGATCTCAAGGCGATTCATGGTCTTTCTGCCGAAGCCGAGCTGGCTAACATTCTGTCTACCGAAATTCTTGCCGAAATTAACCGCGAGGTTATTCGTACCATTTATAAGGTAGCCGAACAAGGTGCAGCCGTAAACACTTCTACTCCTGGTATTTTTGACCTTGATATTGACTCCAACGGTCGTTGGTCAGTTGAGAAGTTTAAGGGTCTAATCTTCCAGATTGAGCGTGATGCAAACGCTATCGCCCAGCGTACTCGTAGAGGGAAGGGTAACGTAATCATGTGCTCTGCTGACGTAGCCTCCGCGCTAACCATGGCTGGTGTACTTGATTATACTCCTGCTCTAAATGCTAACCTAAACGTAGACGATACTGGCAATACTTTTGCTGGCGTTCTTATGGGTAAGTACCGTGTATACATTGATCCTTATTCTGCCAACGTAAGTGCTAATCAGTATTATGTTGTTGGTTACAAGGGTTCTTCACCTTATGATGCGGGGATTTTCTATGCTCCATATTTGCCACTGCAAATGGTTCGTGCTGTAGATCCTAAGACTTTCCAGCCTGCTATCGGATTTAAGACTCGTTATGGCATGGTCGCAAACCCCTTCGCTGAGGGCTTGGATCAAGGCCTGGGCCGTCTGAAAATCAATAGCAACCGCTATTATCGTAGAGTTTCCATCCGAAACTTATCTTAATATCTAAAACCTTAGCTAAAACTAGCCAATATAAAGAGGTGGGAAACCACCTCTTTTTCATTTGTAATAAAATTATGACTAAAGTTTTTACAAAAGAAACGAGCAGAAGAAGCAAGCAGTAAATGTTGGCTTATTATTGCTCCAGATGGAACTGAAGAAATTATTGTAAATCTTTCAAAGTATTGTAGAGAACGAGAATTAAATAATAGTTCTATGAGATTAGTTGCTTATGGTAAACAGGACGATTATAAAGGCTATAGAGTAAAAAAAACTAGACTAATTTATAGGGCCGAAAGGTCCCAACCCATAAGTAAGACTCCCACAGTCCCAAATTTTCTCAAATCCCATTTCTCTGGCCTTCTCATACTCTGAACAATCATACGCCCCTATCAATTTCTTTTGAAACTTCATTCGATTGTGCCGCTCTAAACAATTCTTATCGACATAAAAATAAGAAGGCCCATTAACATGAATTAAATTGAAACCGTTTTTCTTATAAACATCACCATTAGAAATTCTTCGATCAGCATAACTTACAATAGAACCACCATAAGAATCAATAAAATTCTTCAACATCTTAGAAAATCCACCAACAACAGTAATTCCACCGAGACAGGCAAACCTAGAAAGTTCCCACTGATAATTTCGATTAAATCTAGAATTACAAAAAGTCATTACACAAACTAGTTTATTCTCATAAAAAAGACCCAGTTTAATTTTACTTTTGTCTTCTCTTTGAATATGATTTTGGTTTAAAAAAGAATTCTTTAATGAAACGTCGATTTCGTTAACAATACATTTTCGTGCATAAAGTCTCTTATTTAGACCCAATTTACTTTTGATAATATTTTGAACGATTTCTTTTTTAAATTTCCACTCATCACTATAAAACTGTAATAGTTGTATTCCATTTTTACTACACTCTATTGTTTTCTGTAAATGATAAGAAGAACCTTTAATTAAACATTCTTTTTCTTCCCAAGGACGATAAAGATGAGAGTATAACCCATTATACTCAATTGCCAGATTATCTTCTGGTAAATAAAGATCTAATTCTTTCCCATTAAGAACAGAACGATTAGATTGTTGAATTTCTTTATTGTAGATTGTTTTCAACCAATTATAAATCTCATTTTCTTCTTTACTAATCTTTTTGATTTTTCTTTCATAAGAATTTGAACTTCTGGTTTCAATTCCATGAACCTGCATCCATCTAGAAACGGTTCCTTTTGTGGTATTTAATTGTTCGGCAACTTCTTCTACTTTAAGACCCGAACTATAAAGAGCAGATAGTTCTTCCTTGGACTGAAGAATTCGATTGGCATTTAGATTTCTTTGTCTTGCGTCAAAAAGATTATCTAGGCCATATTCTTTAAGTTTGTTTCGGATCGTGACCGGACTTGTTTTTAGATCACTTGCAATCTGGTCTACTGATTTTTGAGCAACAATTCTTTCATTATATAGAGTCTCTTTTGTAATGATTGGAGATTTTACTTTTAAAGAGTGGTCATTATTATAAAATCTTCTAAATCCTTGTTCTGGATAGGTATAGTTAAGGTTGGCTGCTAGGCCACAACCACATTCACATAAAGGAACTTTTTTGATGTCATTCAGAACAACATAGGCTCGGTGCTTGTTTTGAATCTTTTCATAATGTTTATCCATAAAGAAAGTTTGATTTCTTAATTCAGAAACAAATTCTTTGTTCTTTACAAGCGACGCAAAGAGACTTTTATCACTCCATGAGGCTTTAACCAATTCTTTGAAATTGTCCATAAATAGTTAAAAGAGTTTATGAAATGCCTGAATTTCCTTATTTGAAGCCAGATAGACAAATAGAGAACCGAAATTTTCTTCAGCCCACTCAGTTCTTATTTACTCTATCAAGAACTCCCAAAGTTTCTTTTTATTCTAACAGAGCAAACATCCCCTCAATGAATTTGGGAATTGCGGATTTCCCCACTCCCTTCAGAGACCTACAAGAACCTGGGGACAAGATTACCTTTGAGGACTTGAATCTTCAGTTCTTGGTGGATGAAAATCTAGAAAATTATTTAGAGATTCATAAGTGGATTAAAGGTCTTGGATACCCAGAAGATCTTCATCAAATTTATGATTTACAAAGAGACAATGTAGAAAGTGGTTATGGAAGTATCAATCCAGGGCTAGGAATTTATTCGGACGGTACTCTTCAGGTACTAAATAGCAGTCAGAGACCTAATTTCTTGGTGAAGTATTTTAATCTCTTCCCCTATGGTCTCACCACTTTGCTGTTTGATGCCACTCTGACTGCTTCCGATCCATTTACAGCAGAAGTTAAATTCAAGTATTCACACTACATTATTACTGATAATAAAGGAAACCCCCTATGAACATAAATGAAATTGAAGAAATGTGGAAAATTGATTCTCAAATTGATCCGGATAATCTTCATGAAGAGGCCCTGAGAATTCCACAGTTACATGGTAGGTATCATGAAATGCAGAATAAGACGTATATAAAAAAGAAACTCAAAGAGTCTGAATATAATAATCTATATGCAGAAAAGACTCATTATTACTTGGGGAAGTCCGATCCTCATGTCTACATAGAAAAACCTCTTGGTCATCGAATTATAAAGGCAGATCTTCCGATCTACTTAAACTCAGACGAAGAGCTAGTCAAACTTAAGACTCAGGTTGAATACTTGGGTTTTGTGATGTCTTACCTAACAGACATTTTGAAAATGATTCATAATCGATCATTTCAAATTCGTGATTCAATTGAATGGAGTAAATTTATCGCAGGACAGTAAATGTCAGACGTAATTATTGAAAAGAAAAATGAGGTCTATAATCGCCTCATTTGCGAACCGCATGTTCTATACGAATTGGCTCCCTATTTTACCTTTGAGGTTCCGGGGGCCAAGTTTTCCCCGGCATATAAAAGAGGTGGTTGGAATGGCCAGATTAGTCTTTTGTCCAAGACCAATGGAGAAATCTATTGTGGTTTAATTGATAAGATTATTGAAAAAATTAAGGCTTATGGCTATTCTTATGAATTTAAAAATAGTAAGTTCTTTGGCTGTCCTTTTGAGGTTAATGAACAAATCACCAAAGAAGGTGTGGCCGAGTTTGTTAAGGCCCTAGGAAAAAAATCAGGTCTGGATCCTTATGATTATCAGATTGGAACTGTTTATGAATGTTTAAGATACAATAGAAAAACAATTGTTTCGGCTACTTCTTCTGGTAAATCTTTTATGATTTACTGTATCGCAAGATATTACTTGATGAAGGGTTTGAGAATTCTTTGTGTATTTCCTACCACATCACTGATACATCAGATGTATAATGACTGGATTGAGTATGGATATGATTCCGAATCAAACATTCATATGATTTATGCTGGGCAAAATCATAAGACAGATAAATCAGTAACCTACAGTACTTGGCAGGGGATTTACGAGAATCCAAAGTCCTTTTATGATAATTATGACGTTATCATGGTTGATGAATGTCACGGAGTAAAGTCCAAGAGTCTCATCAATATTATGAAAAACTGCCATGAGATCAAATACCGTTTTGGTTTTACTGGTACTCTCAGTAACAATGATGATGGAAAAGCCTGTAATGAATTGACAATTACTGGTCTATTTGGTCCCCCTTATCGGGCCATTAATACCAAAGAATTGATTGAAAAGGGTAGAGCCGCAAAATTAGATATTAAGTGTTTGGTATTAAAGCACAAAGAACAAAAGTTTGCGAATTATGAAGAAGAAGTTCAGTTTCTGATTACTAGTGAGAAGAGAAATAATTACTTAAAAAATCTTGCATTGAATTTAAAAGGAAACACTCTTTTGATTTTCTCAAGAGTAGAGACTCATGGGGAAGTTCTTTACAATTTAATTAAGAATGCCGCAGATGATAAAAGAAAGATATTCTTTGTTCATGGTGGAGTAGAGGCAAAAGAAAGAGAAGAAGTTCGCGGTATTGTAGAGAGAGAAAATAATGCGATTATTGTTGCATCTTATGGAGTTTTTAGCACCGGAATTTCAATTAAGAATCTTAACAACATCATCTTTGGATTTCCAAGTAAAGGAAAGATTAGAGTATTGCAAACAATTGGTCGAGGATTAAGAAAGTCAAAAACCAAAGATAAATGTATTCTTTATGATATTGCGGATGATTGTGGGAAGAATTATACTTTAAACCACTTTATAGAAAGAGTGAAATTATACAATGAAGAAGAGTTTGAGTATGATATTTATAATATTACTCTATGAATACCACTCCTCGGCTTCTTTTTTTGTCATAAAGAAATGAATTCCTGAAGTACAATCAACCCTAATGTCGTCATTAAAGGCATCGGCATAAACAACTTCTCCTTCTTTATATTCTAATTTCTTTTCAGTATGTGTCGGGGAAAATCCAGAGCCTTCAAGAACCATAACATGAGAAGCCCGACACTTGCGAGAAACTAGCGATGAAGTCCTCTTAGCATCTTCTGGAATTAGAAGTTTGATGACTCCAGTGGTTACCTTTTTATAGGCAATAAAAGAACCTTCTTCTGGAGGGAGTTGGAAATCAGGAAGTTTTGCATTTTCAAGATCGGCACCCCCAAGATCGGCACCCACAAGATTGGCGCCCCCAAGATTGGCATCCACAAGATTGGCACCCTCAAGAATGGCACCCACAAGATTGGCGCCCCGAAGATCGGCGTCCAGAAGATCGGCGTCCACAAGATTGGCGCCCACAAGATTGGCGCCCACAAGATCGGCGCCCCGAAGATTGGCGTTCCGAAGAATGACCCCCCGAA